TCGGCTGCGGCTTTGGGCCAGTTCGCGGCTGCTGTACTGACCGCATCCTCTGTGCTGACCGCGACGGCTACCGTAGAGGCTCAGTCGGCAGCCAACTTCAACATCACGCACACGCTGACCGCGACTGCGCTTATCGTCCAGTTCCTGACTGCTGCGCTTGTCGCGGAGCACACGCTGACGGTTTCAGCGTCTCCGGTGGTCACGGCAGAACTCGACATGTCGGTTGCCCACTCCCTCATCTTCGATGAGAAGAAGGTCAAGGTCACCTTGGGCAATTTCTCCGGATGGGGTCTGCCGATCTAAGATTTGGTCGTCCTGGCCTTGTGATACGAAAGAACGGCATTTGCGCTGGTGCGGCTCCGCCATGCGAACCCGCAGTCCGCGCAGTTGACGACCTTGGCGGTCGTCCATCGCCCGCCGCCTGTGATCTCTTCCGTTGTGACGTGGAGCCGAGCAGTCCGAGCCGAGCAGTGCGGGCAAGCCGGGGGACGAGACTTCTTGACTTCGTCGCCATCTACATTGACGGACAAAGTTCGACGGATCTCGTTCTCATCTCGACCGCCCCAGGTTCCCCAGATCTGCTTGTTCTCCAACGCCCACTGCAAGCACTGGGTCCGCACTGGACACTGGAAGCAGAGATTCTTGGCCGGGTGCAGATCATCGGGATCCTCGGCGAAGAACGACTCGCGGAGGTGGTGGTTCTGGGGGAGAGCGCACAGGCCATCGCGCTGCCACTCTAGACTATTAGCAGGCTTCCACATATAGCACATAATAGCGGTACAAACCGCCATATTTGATGATATCTAGACCGAAACCACAACAAATGTCGCAGGTGTCGGCAATTCGACCATTCCATCTTGATAGGTCTCACCGTCCGCGTCGCAGCGGGACAGTTCCTCTTCCTCGGGGAGCCTTCCGACATACCCCAGAGCCGTCTCAGCGGCTTCTACGGCCTTGAATCCCTGACCGAGGCTGTCCACCACCCCGTCCCGCTGCAAGGCGCTGGCGAGCGCCCTACGGACCACAGAGTCGGACAGATCGACGTGGCCGTGGGTGAAGTAGGTGACGGACTCGTCGTCGTCCCATTCAAGCCACAAGGACTCTCCGGGGCGGCGGTCCTTCATTCGTCTTCGTCCTTGCTCTGGGCCAAGTTGTAGAGGTCGTCAGGCTCGATGCTGCGACCGTAGGGGACCATCTCCGGGTCCCGCATGACGTAGATCCCGACTACGGTGATCTCTCCGCACATGCAGCATTCGTCCACGCTGGGGTTCTGGATACGAGGAGGGAGGGCTACGCCGACGATCTTGACGTAGGCCCTCCCGTTCTCGTCTACCGACTGCGGCTCCCAGCGCGTGGTCTCAAAAAGCCAGCACTTCTCGCAAAGTGCCATTGGCTTTTTCGGAGAGCCGTTCATTGCACCATTTTATCAGGCGCTTTTATAGAGGTCGTGAACGAAGATGTTCCTCTTGCGTCGGATGATGTTCCGCTCGTTGGGCGACAACCCGCCCCAGACACCGAACCTCTCATGCACGATCCCCCACTCCGCGCAGTCAGCCCGGTGGACGCAGGAGAAGCAGAGTTCCTTCGCTTGCCGGATCACACCTGGGACGTTCGGAAGTTCGCTGCGTTCGTCTTCGTCATCGATGTAATACGCTTCGACGCCGATCTCAGCACACAGAGGCTGATCGAACTCCCAGGGGGCCTTCTGGAGGGGGGACGGTTCGGGCTTGTAGACCATTGATCCCTACTTAGAGGTGGTGTCGGGGTGACCGACCTCGTAACCGCAGGCCGCGTATCCAGCGATGTCGATCCACGTGTCCGGCTGAAAGCCGAAGTCGGATGCGTAGCGAGCGACCTTCACGCCCACCATCGCCATTGCCACGTCCTCCGGAGTGAATTCGCGCTTGAAGATCACTGACCAGATCTTTGCGATACGAAGGAAGTTATCCTCCGGACCGCCGTACTGCAAATCGCGGTCGCCCGTGATGATCCGCGCTGCTTCGCGAAGAGCCTCAACCCTCAAAGGATCTGGTACAGAAGGCTTCTCAGGCTCTACGGGATACTCGGTGCTGTCGTAGTCAGTCAATGGTTCGCGCCTTCGCTGTGACGTGTCCGACGTAGGAGAACTCGCTCTCCTCGTCCTCAGGGGTTTCTTCCACGGAGATCTCGATTGCTCGGTTGGAGATGTCCTCTTCACCGAAGAAGTTGTTCAGAAGGTCGAGAGCCTTCGTAGCGATCTCGTTATATGAGTCGCCGTGAACAGTGAGTCGGATCGTCGCACTGATCATCGCTGGAGCATCTTCTGGAGGTGATAGGGCGAGTAGTGAGCGCCATCGATCTCTGGCTCGATCCCATCAATGGACTTCACGATGATGTCCCCGAAACGGACCGCTACGACCCGGCCAACACGGCTGTTGTGAACGACTCCAGCATCTCCGGTGAAGGCGTCCTTCTTGACCCGGACGATGTCTCCCACGCCGATGAATCCGGCCACGGCGTCGTAGAACTCAGCGTTCTCAAACTCAGGTGGCGGGGGAGGAGCATAGACAGCCTTGCCCTGCGCCAGATCCGAGAACAACTCGATGGTCTTGATGACCATCTGCTCATCCAGGCCCTGGCACTCGTTCCAGGACTCGATCAGTTTGAGGACTGAGGTTCCGACAGGGATGGGGACTCGGGAGTGCTCCAACTGGGTCTTAACCCATTCGATGTCCACCGGCATTATATGTCTCCTAGAGATAGGTCTGGCACAGACACATTCTAGTAGACAATAGCCCAAAACTACCAAATCGCAGCCAGTACGTCTTCCCTGCAATTTTGCACCGAATTGATGGTGGAAAGATATGAATCCTGCTGCTGCTCGACAATGGCCCTGCGGGCATCCAAATCGGCGTCCTCGATGTGGGCTGGCAGCAGCGACCAGACGGGTGGCAGAACGCTACTCGTCAAGTTCCAGTCTGTAGCCACAGGGACGCCCTGAGACAGCGCCAGAGGCAGCAGAGGAGTCCACCAAGGCTCTCCGGCCCGATAGGTCGTGAGGAGGGCTCCAGTGGCGTTACAGAGGCGATCCCGCGTCTGCTCCAAGGTCGCCCAACGCCCAGCCCGCCACGGCTCGACCTCCCAGCGCAGGAGAGGCTCCAGACGGCGGATGTAGGTTGTGCTCGGCTCGTCGGCGACCCAGAACTCGCCTTCTCGGTAGATCGAGGGGTATGAACAACCCCACTGCTCTAGGAAGATGGCGTCCAAGTTCAGCGCTCGCACACATCCCGATGCATTCGGGATGTGACGCTCCAGGAAGTCATACTTTGACCACGGGAGACTCGGCGCTAGAGTCTCGGGCCACTCCTCCCCGGCGAGTCGGTTGACTGCACCGAAGACACGCTCTCGGACGCTTTCGTTGAGCAGGACCGAGTAGTCCGGCCTGGACGCGAAGAGGGGCTTGGTCAGACGGTCGGGGTCCGAGACGATGGAGCGCAGCCCGGACATGACCTTGAAGGGCTCAGGAGCGTCAACGACGAGCCTCAGCCGCCCAGCGCGCCACGCGCTCTCGACGACCCAGAGAGCCCCGTAGGCGTGGTTCGCAGCAAGGCTCATGGGGCTGGACACACCGACGACGACCCGGTCGAAGGACTGGAGATAGGCGTCGCTCATCTTGACGCTTGGAGTCTCCCAGACCACATCGGCGTCGTCTGGAAGCGCCTGCCTGATAGCAGACATGAACGTCGGGACGCGAGAGGCATACTGCTCAGAGTGCTGTGCAGCAGTCATACCTGTCAGCAGGATCTTCATCGTTGACCTTTCTACAGACCTATTGGAATGCCGCCCAGCCAGAGGCTGAGCGGCAAACCAACGTGCCCGTAGATCAGAACGGGGACGGCGGTGCCGAGACCGGAGCCGGAGCCGGAGCCGGAGCCGGAGCCGGAGCAGCAGGTGCTTCGTAGGCAGGGGCAGCCGGTGCGGGTGCCGGGGCCGGAGCAGCCTGCGGTGCAGGTGCGGGGGCCGGTGCAGGAGCAGGAGCAGGAGCAG